GGCGGCTCCCTCGACGTGTATGGCTCTGCGAAGCTCGATGCGCTGGTGAAAGTCGGCGGCTACCTCGACGTGTATGGCTCTGCGAAGCTCGATGCGCCCGCGTTGAAGGAAGTCGGCGGCTCCCTCGACGTGTCTGGCTCTGCGAAGCTCGATGCGCCCGCGTTGAAATCTGTTAATGGCAAACCCTATAAGGCTTAACCATGCCAACCACCGAAACAAACTGCGAGACGCTCACGCCCGCGCAATCCGCCGAAATCGCGGGCTGCTCGGTTGGCTTCATATTGAAGATGATGAAGCCGACAGTGCATGAGACGCGGAGGCTAAAGAGCTTCAAGGTTGGAAGATACAACAAGACGACGCGGGCATGGTTGAGCGATTGGATGGACAGGAATTGATTTATGAACACATCAGCATCTAAACAAAACAAAGTCCGCATTGGCATGATTGCCATTGCGGGAAACATGAAGCGGTTTATTAGCCGCGTTCAAGCCGCCAAAGTTACAGCATTCAAGATGTTTGGCATCGTGCCGGAAGGGACTGGCTCTTATCGCCGTTTGTGTCCCAAAGGCGCGGGCGTCCGCACCAAAGGACACACCTTCGCTGAACAGTCAAGCGTCGGCAGTCGCAAGGCACATCGCCGCTCTGTCCGCTTTATCAAGGCTTTGAATCAGACTGCATGGGGTCGCGCACTCGCCAACAACTAACCATGAAATCGCACCCTAACCGCACCGCAGCGGATTACTCGCCAACCAGCGGACTTGGACGCGGTTGGATTGCGAAGGCTCGGCGTCAAAAGCGGGCTAATCCGTATGCGCCGCGCAAGGGTATGAATCGCCCGCCTGGATGGAAACCGGCGGCAACTTTAGCGGCGTTGTTTGTTCTCGCCGCAACCGCGCTAGGTGGCGCGGGTCAATTTGAAGCAAGCTCAAATCGAATCGGTAAAACTCCGACATTGGCTAGGCCAGCCACAGAAGGTCAGCCCTATCAAGCCTCTACTTCAAAACTCCTTTCCGCCCTAGCGCAGCTTGAATCAGGCGGAAACTCGCAAGCCAAAGGCCGCGCAGGGGAAGTGGGTGAGATGCAATGTTTGCCATCTGTTTGGCGGGCTGCTACGTCGCTTCCGCTGTCGGCTGCAACTAATCCGATCACCGCCCGCGCAGTAGCAATCGCCATTATCGAATCACGAACGGGCAAGCGGCTAGACCAACTAACGCCGCGCCAAGTGGCGATAGCTTGGCACTCACCCGCAAAACTCAACGGCAACAAACTTACCCGCGAGCAATCCCAATACGTCCAACGCTACCAAAACCTATGCACCCGCTAATCGAAAACAACATCGACAGCCCTTACATGGCGGCATTACGCCGTGAGGAACGACTCGCAACCGTCGCCATTTGCCTATGGTCGCTGCTCTTGGGCGTGGTGGGTTATCTCGTTTTAGGATAATATGATTTTGAAAGCTCCATTCCCGTGGTTTGGCGGTAAGTCGCGCGCTGCTGATTTGATTTGGCCGCGACTTGGGAACACCCCGAACTATGTCGAGCCGTTCTTTGGTTCCGGTGCAGTGCTTCTTCGCCGTCCGCACGCTGCCGGAAATGAGATTGTGAACGACTTGGATTGCTACGTTGCGAACGCATGGCGGGCGGTAAAACTTGCGCCAGAAGAAACGGCAGGGTTTTGTGATTGGCCGGTGAATGAAGCGGACTTACACGCGCGGCATCGTTGGCTGCATGGCCGCGCTGAATTTAGGGAGCGCATGAAAAACGAGCCTGATTTCTATGATTCGCGGATTGCTGGTTATTGGATTTGGGGATTGTCTTGCTGGATCGGCGATAACTTCTGCCGCCCGAAAAACCAAGAGGCGTTGCCTCACCTGACGGGCGGTAAAGGGGTGGCGCGCCAAGTGCCTCACCTGACGGGCGGTCAAGGGGTGGCGCGCCAAGTGCCTCACCTGACGGGCGGTAAAGGAAACGCCATGACCATTGAAGATATTTCAAGCGCGCCAAGTGCCTCACCTGAAGGGCGGTCAAGGGGTGGCGCGCAAAGTGTAGCAATCCAAGTCCCCCGCCTGCGAGCAGGCGGGGGCGGTGTTCAAATCGAATCTGGCGACGACAAGCAATCGCGCCAAACTGAAAACCTAATTGCTTGGTTTAACCAACTTTCATCCCGCCTGCGCCATACCAAAGTCGTCTGCGGCTCTTGGGAAAGAGTCTGCACCAAAGCGTCAACTTATGGGCAAGGATTAACCGCCGTCCTTTTAGACCCACCCTACGACGCTGGCGATTCGCACGATGATGTCTATGGTGATATGTCGCGTGGAATCTCCGCGCCAGTCCGCGAATGGGCTATTGAGGCTGGTAAAAATCCACTAATGCGGGTTGCCTTGTGCGGTTACGAAGGCGAACACCAAATGCCGCCTGATTGGGATTGCATACAATGGAAGGCTTCTGGCGGCTACGCAAGCGCAGCGGGTAACGCCGAAAATTCATCGCGCGAGCGCATTTGGTTTTCGCCGCACTGCCTTAATCCAGAGCCGAATCTTCTTTGATTTATGAAAACACCTCAAAACAAATCAGTCCTGAAACGTCTCCGCAAATCCGCTGGCAAGTGGGTATCTATGCCGGTGCTGTGGCGGGCTAGTGGCGCAATGGCTATTCATTCACGGGTCAGTGACTTGCGCCGCGCCGGTCACAACATCCAAAACCGCATCGTCAATTCCGGCGATTGCAAGAAGTCGTTTTACCGTTTAACCGCCTAACCTATGGAAAAAGAGCAAAAACAATACGTCCCGCGCAGTTCAGCCAAAGCCGTCACATTCGCCGGCGGCAAGTCCATCCTGAAACTCGGCTTTCACGTTGAATCATTCGTTGCCTTCCTGCAAGCCAACGTCAACGAAAAAGGCTACGTCAACCTCGGCGTATCCGAACGCTTCAAGGTTGGCGAACGCGGCGACACCCATTGCGTCTGGCTTGACACTTGGAAGCCCGGCCAGACAAAGCCGAACACTAACAAGCCGATGAATCCCGAAGCCGTCCAGGCTGGATTGTCAGCACTAAAATCCGCAGTTAAAACAGAAACTGATAATTCGGATGTCCCGTTTTGACCTATGACACAAATCGAAGTCAACGAGCTAGAGGACGCAGAAATTGCCGCGTGGAAGAAATACAAGGCGTCTGTGGACGAATCGCAAAAGCTGTTGGCCGTGTGGCTTGCAGCCGATGGCGAGTGGAAAAACGCGCGGAAGGTTCTGCAAGATGAACAACTGAAACAGCCGTGACCAACATCCTAGAATATCTGCGCCGACTAAATGAAGCCGACAACGCCCGCGAAATCGCGCAGTTATTCGACGACGTTGAACACGACTACGCACTAACGCCAGACGCCCGCGCCATGTTGCAAATTAAGATCACAGAGAAAGCGGCGAATTTAACAAATTTATGAACCAAGAACTAACAGTCATTTCCAAGCAGGAAATCGCCCCGCCACAAGCGGGCGGAATCACCATCGAGCAAGCCTTTCGCGCTGCCACATCCGGCGAGATTGACGAAAAGAGCCTAGCCGTCATGCAGCAACTACTAGCAATGGACGCCGCCCGCCTTTTCAACGCCGCTTTCGTCAAGCTGCAATCCGAGTTGCCAACCATCGTTGCCGAGTCAGTCATTCCTAATCGAGGCAAATACGCCCGCTTTGAACACGTTTGGCAAAAGGTTTCAGGCCCTCTACGCGACAACGGTTTCTGCGTCTCATTCTCACAGGATAACACCACATTCCCTAACAAGGTGGTTTGCACTTGCGATCTGATGCACTCCGCAGGTCATTCCAAGAAATCATCCTACGGCGTTCGCGTTGGCGGCAAGGCCGACAGCGACACGCAAGCCGACTGCAAAGCGTCAACCACCGCCAAGCGCAACGCACTGCTTCAATGCCTCAACATCGTCGTAAGCCAGGATGTTCTTCAAGACGAGGATGGAGACGCCACGCTTGCGGGCGACATCAACGCATTCGTGACGCAAGACCAAGCCGACGAACTTGAGCGGCGTTGCCACGAAACCAACTCCAATGTCATTGACTTCCTGAAATACGCTGGCGGCAAGACGTTTGCAACCATTCCGGCGAGCAAGTATGACACGCTTGATTCATTGCTCGCCAAAAAGGAAAGGCAGGGGCGGTGAAAATCATCAAAGACATTGAGCAAGGCTCTTTGGAGTGGCAGACAATCCGCTCCGGCAAGGTTACGGCAAGCGGCATGAAAAACATTCTGACGCCAGCATTCAAGCCGCGCACGGGCGAAATGCCGCACACCTACATGATGCAGATTCTTGCCGAGCAATGGATTGGCGGGGCGTTGCCGCAAGTGCAAGGAGTATGGGATATGGAGCAGGGGCAGCTACTCGAAACCGAGGCGCGGCCATTCTTCGCGCTTACGACTGGCTACAACGTCACGACGGCGGCATTCATAGAATCTGACAACCCGCTCGTTGGGGCTTCGCCTGACGGCATTGTGAACGATTGCGAGGGCTTGGAGCTTAAGTGTCCGCACTTGGTTACTCACTTGAAGTATCTGGACGCTGGCGAACTGCCAGATGAATACGTTTTGCAGGTTCACGGCTCACTTTATGTCAGCGGCTTTAAGCGTTGGCATTTCATGTCTTATCGCCGCAACTTCCCGCCGCTGCTGTTGGTGGTTGAACGCGACGAGGAAATCATGTCGAAGATTCACGAAGCTGTTACTGCGTTCCTTGCCAAGCTGGACGCTGCGATGGACAAGCTGATTGATCTAAACGGCGGGCTACCAAACCAAAAGCATCGCGGCTGCGTCCCGCTGCCAAAGCGGTTCGTTGACCGCGCAACCGTCGCCAACTGCGACATTCACTAATGCGCCTCACCGCCCGCCAACTCGCGCAAGTGCAAATCCTATGAGACGCGCCGCACGAACAGACGACAACCAGACGGAAATCGTCGAGGCATTGCGAGCCGTTGGCGCAAGTGTCCGCATTACTTCGATGATTGGGCAAGGTTTCCCTGATTTAGTTGTCGGAATATTCGGGCGAAACCACTTGCTAGAAATAAAAGACGGCAACAAACCTAAATCAGCGCAGGGATTAACCGCAGACGAAGCCATTTTCATCAATGAATGGAAAGGAAAAGTCAAAGTTGTTTCGAGTGTTGATGAAGCCATTGCCGCGTTATCCAAATGACCATCCCCCACACCATCGAGCGCGAGGGCGTAGCAATCAAGGTTGACTGCGAGTTTGCCTTAATCGAGGGCGAGCGCGGCAGTCGCAACAGCTACGGTGCGCCAGAGACGCCGGATGTGCCGGACGAGCTTGAGTTTATCGCCGCAACCATCGGCGCAATCGAGATACAACTAACCGAAACCGAAATTAAAGCGGCTACACACGCCGCTTGGAAACAGATCAACCAAGTAAATTTATGAGCAAACCTATTCACATTATCAGCTTGGGTGCGGGCGTCCAATCGTCCTGCATGGCTTTAATGGCCGCAAAGGGCGAGATTACACCAATGCCTACTGCGGCGATTTTTGCGGATACACAGGATGAACCAGACGAGGTTTATAGGTGGTTGGATTGGCTCGAAAAAGAATTACCGTTCCCAGTCTATCACGTGACAAACGGAAAATTGAGCGATGATGTTTTGAGGATGCGAGTCACAAAAGACGGAAGGGCATACACGAGAACCAATCTGCCGTTTCATACATTCTCACAAAAGGCAGGTGTTGGAATGGTTCGCCAGCGCGGTTGCACGGCAGATTTCAAAATAAAGCCAATCATCAAAAAACAGCGCGAACTTGGAAAGATTAAACGAGGCCAAAAGAAGGTGGGAATCATTTCATGGATTGGCATTTCGTTGGATGAGATTCAGCGCATGAAGGATAGCAGAGATAGGTGGGCGGTCAATCGCTGGCCGCTGGTTGATTTAGGAATGAAACGGCATGACTGCTTGCGCTGGATGGAAAAGAATGGCTACCAGAAACCCCCAAGAAGTGCTTGCGTTTATTGTCCTTTTCATTCTGACGCAGAATGGTCAAGGCTTAAAAAGTTTGATGCGGTCGCCTTTGAGCGGGCGGTCGCCTTTGAGCGGGCGGTTGCCGGAGCGAAAGCAAAGACGGACAATATCAATTCAACTCTCTGGCTGCACAAATCCTGCAAGCCATTAGACACCGTGGATTTCTCAACCGAGGAAGAACGCGGGCAGATCAATATGTTCAACAACGAGTGCGAAGGTATGTGCGGAGTTTAACCATAACCATTTATGACCCCCAACATTCCCGCGATTGCGGAGGAGATACACAAAGCATCAGCCAGAGCCGTTTCAATCGGCATTGCTCATGGCGGACAAGGTTATAGCTTGTCTATTGGACAAGTGACTAAAATCCTCACCCGCCACCTGAAGGACGAGGAGATTAAGAGGTTGAGGGAACAGATTGAAGCGTGGAAACAAAATTCAAACAGTTGGAGAAGCAATGCGGATTAACGCCAACCTACGGAAAGGACAACAATGAAAACAATACCTCCGCCTTGGTTTGAACGCGCATTAGCTATCGCGCAGCATCAAGACATAGTTAACTCGTGGCCTATATGGAAACGCTTTATACACAAAACATTCTTTAGAAAAAGTTGCCCATGCTGCATTGCATTTAATGAGCAACGCCACCTCAACTCCCTAACCCTCGACCAAATAAAGAAATGAAAACAATCACAGGAAAAGCAGTTGGATGGCATGATTGCCGCACATCACAACCGATGGAATCACAGCGAGTTATTGCTATTTATAAGGGTGTTTATCATCACCGAATAGTCACTTTTTGGATAGACGATGGCGGAAACGCTCATTACGGATTTCCAACTGAACCAGACGGCAAAGGCTCGCAACCAGCAACTCATTGGCATCCTTTGCCCGAACTTCCAAACAAACGCCCCACAACCAACAAGAAGGAGAAGAAATGAAAATCAAACAAGTCTTGTTTATCCATCCAGACGGACGCATGACAACCAACAATGGCAAATCTGTTAAATCACACCTGCGTTCATTTGCAAAGGAACACAATGCAACTAAACCGATTCCTGTATCTATAATCTCAACAGAGCAACTAATTCCAATACTTGATGCAGCTTTTGTTGGAGCAAACCTCGCCGCTTAACATGACTACCCCAAACCAGACACCTACGCCGGAGACGGATGCCTTGTGTGTGATTGATAACAGCCGCTTCATTTACGGAGTTGTCCAACATCGGAATACAGTTCCAGCTTCATTCGCCCGCTCCCTCGAACGCCGCCTAGCTGCCGAGATTGCCAGAGCCGAGAAGTGGAAGCGCGTGGCGGGTAAACTAGCCATAGAAGTTACAACATATAACCGTTACAATAAAGCCCTCGCATCCTACTCCGAGGCGATGAAGGAATGATATGACTAACAACGAACTGACAGAATTGCGCGAATCCGTCTGGCGCATTATGGGCTGGACGCCTTGGACGGAAGAAGAATATCCATACCGTCAAGGCTGGTCTTTGCTAGACGGCGAAGGCGAGAAACACCTTGAGTGCGATATGGATGACCCCACCACCGACCCCGCCTCCAGCGATGCGCTTGACGACGCGATTTTGAAGAAGCTGTCCTGCGATAATGAGCCTGTCCAAATAGTTCAACTCAAAGGTCGCAGCGAGTTTTTCATGTCGGCTGTATTTGAAGGTAAATCAATCACCGCCAGAGCCGCAGACAAGAAAATCTGCCGCGTTCTTTTCGCCAAAAAACTTTTTGCAAAGGACTAACATGACCACCAACACGCCGAGGAAATGACCATGAAAAAGATTTACGACCTGCCAAGCTACAAAGACCGCCCCGCCTACTCCCGCGCATTGCTATTGCTCCGTCGTTCCGGCGCGATCAAAGGCAAATGCGCTTGCGGAAATGCAACCCGCCGCTTCATCCACAACGAATTGATTTGCGACCGTTGCCACAAACTCGAAGCCAGGACTTACCGCGACTATTCCAGCGGCCATGTCCATCACAACCCCGCATCCGGCGGCATCCCGGTTCACGCCATCCATTGCAGGCTGAATTGACCGCTATTGGTTGAATTGGTCGCTAAATGTCAGCAAAAGTCCGAATTGGTCACAATACAAATCATCGAATTAACTTTATATCTTATGTGTGAAGATGGTAACACTAAACTTTGCCTTGTCGGCGCGTCCGATGTTCGGACATTCTCCGCACTTCTGCGGCTGTCTTCACAGCGTGCGACAAGCATATTTCAGAAAGAGTGAAGCAGTATGCCGACTAGAATACTCCGCGAAGGCTTGCTAACAAGCGAGCCGATCAACTCATTAAAACCACTCACAGAGTTGTTTTATCGTCGCCTAATGCAGGTTGCAGACGATTATGGCCGCTATTGGGCAAGCGAAACAATAATCCGCGTGAATTGCTACCAATTGCGACTTAATCAGGTCAGTGATTCAGATGTAAAGCAAATGCTAAGCGAATGTGAAGCGGCTGGATTGGTGTTGATTTACGGCGGTGGAAAGTATCTTGAAATCAAGAAATTCTGCCAACAAACCCGCGCAAAGTCAAAATTCCCGCAACCCAATACAAATGAATTGCTTATCAAATGTAAAGCAGATGTTAAGCAAACGCTAATCACAGTCGGAGTCGGAGGCGTAGTCGGAGTCGAAGGCGAAGACGTAGCGTTAAAACTATTTTCCACACTAGAAAGCCGACTTTCAAAAATGTTCCAGCGCAAAGACGGTCAGCAATGGACTTACAGCGAGCAGACTGCTTTATCTGAAATATCAAGAAGGAAATCACCGTTAGAAGAACTGACTGAATTGGAGCAATTCAAAGCAAAGCCTGACTCATTCTTTCCGCAATCTCTATCAAAGCTCTTATCAAATTGGACTGAAACACTCGACCGCGCCAGAAACTTTAACCCGAATAACCATGCAAACCACCGCAACGCTAGTCCGAACCGCAACGCTGGAACTTACAACGACGCCGTCTCAACAGATGCCCTTAAACGCAAAGTTCTCTGATTGGCTTGGGTTCAAGACGTTCAACGACGCAGAACTCGTTAAAGCGGCTACTGCGGCGCAGGGATGGGCCTCTGCGTTCAAGTCCAAACAGTCGCCGCGCTGGTTGTCCCTGATTGGCGCAAGCGGCACGGGAAAGACGCACATTGCAAAACGGCTTTGGAACTATGCCAAAGAGAAATCCGATTGGTCAAAGTTTGACTACTTCCCCAGGATCATCTTTTGGCCGGACTTCATCCAACAGCTACGCAGCGGCGATGCGTTTGAAATGCGCCAAGAGTTGAAGCGTTGGCCAGCGTTGTTCCTAGACGACATCGGAGCAGAGCGCGACCCGTCCGGCTTTGCTGCCGAGGAATTAAACACGCTACTTGGTTGCCGCGTCGACAAGTGGACGCTCATTACAAGCAACAAAGACATGGACGGGCTAAAGGCTGTTGACATGCGTATAGCGTCACGACTTATCAGGGATAAAAACATCTGCGTTCAAATCAGAACGCAGGACTATTCAACGCGATAACACCATGAACCACCACCAAACCAGCCAGATTGCGGGGTTGAAGTGAAGGGCGCTCAAAAACAATTAAGGAATCTATTGCTAAACCATTGAAAGCAAGGTTTTTAAACACTCCGAACAGTTTCTATGACTCAAAAAACTATTAAAACCCAAGAAAAAAGGCAAGGTGAGCGGGGATTCGCGCAAGGGCGCATATTCCCAATATTTGAAACGATGGCAGAGGCAGCGGCCAGGATTGGCGTGCCTGAATCGCTGATTAAGGCGGCAAAGCGGAAAGGAAGCAAGGCGTTCATCAGCGGAAGCCGGATAGACTCCGCGCTGCTGATACCGTTTCTGTTCAATATGCTGGCGAAAGGTTCAGATTTGCCGGAAGGATTCGCTTCGTGGAAGGAAGTTCTTGAAAGCGAGAAAGCGAAGCGTGAGGCTATCAAACGTCAAGTGGATGAAAAGAGCGTAATGCCAACAGCGGACGCGCAGAGGCAGGCGGCGAAAGCTTGCGGGTTTGTGGATGCGGAGTTGCAGCGCGGGGAGAATGAGTTGCCGCCGGTCTTGGCGGGTCTGTCGGCTGTGGAGTGCGGGAAGATACTGCATAACTTTACGGAAAAGGTTAGGACGAACGCGAAGTCGAAGTTTCAGGAGGTTGGAAAATGAATATCTTTTCCACAGCCTACCCCGACGCCAAGCCATCGGACATCATCGAATGGGCGCGGGGCTTGAAAGTGAACGGCGGCAAGACATCGTTTGACCCAGATTTTACGCCGCAGATAGTCGAGCCGATTAGGGCAATGGCGGATGCAGACACGCGCATTGGCACTTTGATTAAGCCGGTGCAGGTTGGCGGCTCGACGGCGGGAGAAGTGGTCGCGGCATATTGGGCGGCGTTTGGCAGCGGTCTTTTGCAACTGAATTGGGAAGATGACCAAAAAGCAGAGGACAGATGGAAAGACCGCGTTTTGCCCGTGCTGGAATCGTGCGCGGACATCAAACGCAGCGGCCATCGCTTTGAGGAATTGATTTGCGAGGCGCGTTACCCAAACGTGACGGTCAGGTGTCAGGGTGTTTTCAATGAAAAGAGCCTGGACTCGGACACTGTGCCTTTGCAGATCAACGAGGAGGTTCATTCATGGAAACCGGGCTTTCTGTCCAAAGCGCGCCGCCGACAGACGCGAGTTTGGAACAGCAAAGCCTTTGACATCAGCAACGCCGGAACAGTCGGAGATCAACTACATTCAGCCTATGAAGATGGAACGCAAGAACAATGGGAAGTCAACTGCCCGAAGTGTGGCGGCTGGCATGAAATGCATTTTAGATTCAATCCAAACAAACCCGAATTGGGCGGGTTGCGATGGGATTCTGGTGGATGCAAGATGGAATCAAATCGCTTTAATTACAACAAACTTGAAAAAACGATTCGATATGAAATGCCCTGCGGTCATTCGGTTAGAGATTTTGCAGCCGAACGGCGAACACTCAAAGGCCGCTACTCCGCCCCTAAAAACGAAGGCGCGCACATCTCGCACCGCTCGTGGAACTTCGAGGGCGTAGCTTGTGACGCGATTAAATGGCTCACGCTGATTCAGGAATGGCACGGCAGCATTCGAGCGATGAAGGTTGGCGACATTGAGCCGATGCGCCGGTTTGTGACTGAAAGGGAGTGCCGGTTTTGGTCTAACGATCTTTTGCCATATTCGGGAACTATTATTTACAACTCTGCGCTTAAAAAGAATCGCGCCGGAATGCCTAACGCAATAATGCGGACGGCAAAATTTGACTGGCAGGCTGGATATAAGGCAAAGGGCGAGTTGGAGCATTATTGGGGAATAATAATGGACGTGGACATTGACGCCAACTCGCAGCTTGTATGGGAAGGGAAAGTTGAATCAGACGCGGAACTGTTGGCGGAATTAGACGCGCATGAAGTCCCGCGCGTGAACTCTTGGATTGATTGCACGGGCGTTCAAAAGAAACGCATCTTGCAATTCTGCTACCAAAACGGAATGAACGCGGTAAGCCTAGACCAGTCGCGGCAGCAAGGGTTTCTGCATCCCGATAAGATTCGCCGCTTCTATTCGACTGGAAAGCCGATTTACCGCGAACTAAATACAATCCCAGTGCATGAGCCGATCCGCAAGCGGAACATGAAGACTGGCGAATTTTCGGAAGTGCCGCACCCAGAGGAGCCGACAGTAGTTGAGCTTCACAAGGCCGGACTGTTGCAAAACTATTTCGACATACGCAACATGAAGGCGGCGGTTACTCTACAAAATCCAAAGGCGACGGCGGCGGATTATATCCGCATTGAAATACCAGACGACGTTTCCGAAGACTTCAAAAAAATGCTTGAATCATGGGAAGTCGTGCCGGGGCATCGCGGCAATGCGAAGGACGAAAGCGTTGATGGATTCAGGCCGCGCAGCAACTTTGACCATCAGCTAATGACGATGGCATATCATTGTTTCGAGCTTGAATGGAAATTGCATCCGCAACATGAGATGAGCTTGTTAGGGGCGCGGCGGGCATCGTTAGGGCTTCCAACAATCGGAGAGAGACAAACACAGGGAAACCAATGAAATACGAAATCGGAAATGAGATTGAATATATCGCGCTTAAAAACTTCGTTGAATATTTCAGCGGAAAAGAAGCCGTGTTTGAATCTCTCCACTTTGCGACCATTACCGGCGGCAAGCTCCACACTAAAACCATGCTGGTAGAGTGCAGATTTTGGAAGCAAACAAGTCCCAATTTTAAATATCTACAAGAACAACTCGCATCAGTCGGAATAACGCTTACGCAAAAGGAAACACAATGACCACGCAAAAACTAATCACAAGAAAAGACATCGCGCAACTGCTTGGCGATAACTTCAGCGCGCGCCAAATTGCCCGCCATGAAAAGAAATGGGGGCTGGATAAATGCCGTCCAACCGGAAAAACGCGCGAAGTTCTTTTTCAGGCGTGGAAAGTCATTCCGATACTTCAAAGGCTTGGCTATGTGCCGCAAGTGTTAGCATCGGCTTGGATTGGTATGCTTTGGTGTTAGTTGGCATCTATTATTTTTTGAATTATGCCCCATAAGTGAGGCGTGGTTCATATACAAGCCGCGAAGAAGTTAGGCCAACTCCGACAAATTCTACTTGTCGGGGCGGTTGCGGCTTCCCAAAGCGTCTCCGACGCGCTGCTTGGTTTTCAGACGGCGGTTAATGAACAGAACTTCCAACGCGGGCGGCAGTATGTAAGCACTTCTGGCAACGGGCAATCAGCGTCTTACTCGATGGTTGGCTCTGGCGCGCAATGGACGCAGGAAAACGTCTTTGCGATGTCGGAGGAATACTTCGCAATTCTTGAAGACACGCTCGCCAACAATCCGACATTAACGGATGACGGCCAACCCGCATCAACGCAGGCAATTTTCTCCGCGATGAAATACGATGACCGCTTGCGGACAACCACGCGGCGCGGTCTTGATGCTACTCTGCTCGGATGGCCGCAGGTTGGACAGCTAGGAGGGCCAGCGTGAAAAACCTTTTCCGCAAATATCTCCCGACGTTCGCGCGCATATTTTCCGCTGTAACAAACCGACTTGAATCTGCTTACCAGCAATGGGGAGTGCGCCGCTTGCTTCAAACAACCTTTCAGGACGCTCGGTTTGAATTCGACTTTGCCGCCGTCCGCGAAGTTTGCCGCAAGCATTTGGACTTGGTTGAAAATACTCCGATTGTCGCCAAGATTCGCAATTTAAAGATTCAATTTGCCGTTGGTGTTGGCGGTTTAAAAGCAATTCCGAACGCAAGCGACCCGACGATGGATGCGGAAGTTTTGGAATCTTGGAACGAAACGCGCGGCGAGCGTTGGGAATTATGGGCTAAATCGCCGGAACTGGGCAGCAATCTTTCCCTAGCTGAATTGACGGTGCAATGGGAAGGCAGCTTGTTTGATGTCGGCAACGTCTTAGTTCAAAAGACGCGCGACGAAGCGGGACGCCCGAAGGTGCAGACGATTGATTTTCTCCGGCTGCAAACTCCGCCGAACATGGCCGCTCTGGAAAACAAGGAAATCATTCAAGGGGTGCGGCTCACTAAAATCCGCGTTCCAGCAAAGATTGACGGGAAAATAACCACGCGCGAAGTAATCACCGGAAAGCCAGCCAGCTATTTCATTCGGGACGAGTTTGACGCGACAGTATTTGCGGAAATTCCAGCCGATCAAATCATTCACAAGTTTCGCGCCATACGACCAGGAATGATGGTTGGTTTGCCAGAGGCTTATTCGGTCATAAACAAAATCATTGATTACACCGATTTGCATATTTTGGAAATGGGCGCAAGTAAGTTGGCTGGACAGATTGCAAACGTCCACAAAACACCGTCGGGCGAATTTGACACGCGCGACGCCAGACGCACAGGGATGAAGGTTCAATCGCAGGGTGCATCTGGAACGGTTGCGACAAAGGGTTATTCAGACTTTTACGAGGTTAGCGTCGGCGCGGCTGATTACTCAATTCCAATCGGCAGCGACATTAAAAACTTCATCATTGAGCGGCCAACTGTGGCGCAGCAAGACTATTGGCAGCACATCATTTCCGAAATCTGCGCCGGTTACAATGTTCCCAAGCTTTTAGTTTTCCCGTTTTCTCTTCAAGGCACAGTTACGCGCGCCGATTTGGACGTTTGCGCCAACGCATTCCGCGCTGATTTTGAAATCATCGCGTCAATCGTCCGCGAAATCTACGAATGGCAGACCGCTTGGGCGATTAAATACGACAAGGGGATGGACGGTAAAACGCCAGCGCATCCGTTTGGTTGCGTTATCCGCCCGCCCCGCTCGCCCAATGTTGACATCGGCTACACCGCAAAGGCTCTCGAAATCGAATTACGGCTTGGGGTTAAGTCAATTCAAGACGTTTATGCCGATCAAAACAAGGATTGGCGCGTTGAATTGCGGCAGGTTGCGGAGGCAATGGCATTCATTAAGCGGCTGGAAAATGAATTTGGTTTAAGCGCGGGGCAGTTAAGCAGCTTGGAAGTGCCGGAACCAATCCAAGACCCGACCAATAAGCCGGATAAGCCGTCTGGTGACATGCAAGAATCATCTCCCGAAGCGAAAGGACTTACCCATGTCGTTTAAAACCATCATCCGCGCCAAGAAAATCCCGCAAGCCAGCATCAAGGCGGGTTTAATCACTGAAATTACTGGCGATAACCGGCTTGAGGTGAAAAACGAAGGCGCCGCAGCCGAGATGCACCTATGCGGCTCGGTTGGTTCGTCTTGGTATGACGAGGGCGGAATAACCGAGGCGGAAGTTAAGTCTGCGTTGGCTGAAATCCCCAAAGGAAAGAAAATCAATGTCCACATCAACAGCGAAGGCGGCAGCGTCCAAGAAGGACTCGGAATCTACAACGCATTCAAAGCCCGCAGCAAAGATATTACGGCGCACATTGACGGTTACGCACTTTCAATCGCTTCCGTTTTCCCCCTCGCTGCAAGTAAGGTCATTTCGCCCAAATCGGCCATTTGGATGATTCATCAGGCGTCTTGCGGCTGCTACGGCAACGCGGAAGACACTGAAAAAACAACCAAGATGTTGCGAGAGCATGACGACATGCTTTCTGAAATCTACGCGGCGGAAACCGGCAAAGGAACCGCCGAAAGCTGGCTTGCCGACATGAAGGCAGAAACGTGGAAGCGTGGCAGCGAAGCGGTGGAATACGGGCTTGCCGATGAAAGCGACGAAGCCGACGCAAGCAATGCTTACAAGCCCATGCCGCGGGCTTGGCTTGACCGCTGCAAAAACATTCCGGCGAACATTTTGAACATCTTGGCGGTAGCCAATAGGGACACACAAACCACACAACCGGCAGCTTCGACTGCTATCAACTCGGCGGCTCCAACCGCCGTTTCAATAAATACGCCCGTTACGGCTACCGTCACCAATTCCGCCGCTCCTAAATCGGCGGGCAACCAAAACCAACCCAACAAAACCATGAATAAAGAAAAAATTGTTGCCCTGCTTAAAGCGCATGGCATCGAAGCCAAAGCCGATTGGACGGACGAGCAGTTTGAAACTGCGCTGACCAATCTCGCCAAAACCAACAACGCCGCCAAGCTGGAAGCCATCGAAGCCAAGCTTGAGTTGGCCGAAACCCGCCGCATCACCGACAAGGTTAGAACCTATGTTGCCGCGCAGAAAATCACCAACGCGGAAGTCTCAATCTTCGTTGCCGCGATGAAAAACGACGAAGCCGCTACCGTCAAAATCCTCAACGAAAAAGAAGTCGCGTTTGCTGGCGGAGATCCCGTTGGCTTTAACCGAATCGAAGGCGGTGACTATTCTGTGTTGGCTGGCTATCAAGGTCGCCCGACTGAAATGGTCGCCAATGTGTTCAAGGCGCACACCACGCCGGAAGCGCGCTATGAGGCGTTTAAGCTGGAATTCCCCAAGATGCACCTCGACGCCATTTCAAAGGACAAACGCAGCGGCGTCCGCAACGAAAACAGCTTCGCGGCTGGCATCACCACCAACTTCCTCATCATGGGCGCGATTACGAAGCTCGGCCCACAGGTCGCCGCGCTGAAATCGTTCAGCCGCGACAACTCGGTTGACCCCTACAAGCCGCTCGCCACTGGTGTTCAGAAATTTAACACCACCGTCCAGGACGGCAGCGACACGCTCACCAACGCGACGGACTTTTCGTCCGGCGGCGACTCCACGATGACCGGCCCGACCATCGCCGTGAACCAATACACGCAGACGATGCACCTGACGAACGCGCAGCTTAACAGCGGCGTCCGCATGGCTGACCTCATTGAAGCCAAGCTCGGCAGCTTCAAGAGCAAAATCGCGCAGATTGTCACCGCGCCGATTACTAACGCCAACTTTGGCGGTCAAGCCCCGCTTGTCATCAACTCTGGCGCGTTTGGTTTCTCCGACCTCGCCACGCTGCAAGGCCAGTTGAAGAAATCCAACATCAAGAACGCGATTCTTGATGGTGAATACATCGCCCGCATCACCAACACCCCGACATTCTTCCAACAGGCTGGCACGGTTGGTGGTTTGGAACAGGCGTGGAAGGCGTTTGGTTGGGACTTGCTCGCGCTGCACACGGAATGGACTGGCGCAGACGCCTATGTGCGCGGCTTCGCTTGCAATCCGCAGGCCATCGGCGTTGTCGCTGGTTTGCCGCTGAATCCGGTTGAAGGCATTCCCGGCAACATCATCCAAGTCGGCACGGCGGTTCTGCCCGGTGTGGACATCGCGATTGCTACCTACCTCTGGATGGACGCGAACGCCCGCACGATGCGCGCGACCTATGACATCATGCTCGGCGCGACGGCGGTTGACACCACGGCGGGAATCATCATCAAGAGCCAATAGTCTAACAATCGCCGGGGAGTAACTAACCGGCAACTTTTAAAAACCAACCAACAAAATGAAATCTATCGTTGTCGGATTTGCTGACGAGCGCGGACAGACGAATCCTAAAGTGATTTGCGGTCCGGAAGTGCCGGACGCAGGCCAATACAAGATAATCGCTGCTGCGAAACGTGATAACAAATACCCCAAAGGCGTCAAGCGTTTAGAGTATATGTTTCTTGAATCGCAGGAAGTCGCCATTGCAGTTGCCACATCCACCAACGAAACCGAATAACAAAAAACCATGAAAAAAATCCTTACTATTATCGGCGTCGCGGCTTTGCTGGCGACGGTTACGGCCTCGGCGCAGTCTTCCCCGACTTACGCCGCGCAGAGCATCAGCCTCCCCGCGACGCTTGCTACTGGCACATCAAATCTGGCTTCCGCGCCGATTTTGTTTGTCGGAAAGCAGGGTAATGCAGCGTTTGAGTCCACCATCAGCAGCGGTTCAAGCGGCGCGACGAATGTTTATTACTTCGCGCCGTCTGTTTCCGGCGTCAACTTCGACACGAACGCTGTTGATCTGTTGGCGGTCACTAACAGCACCGCCAGCGCGACGGCTAACACGGTAGTTAAGAACTTGAGCGCAACCGGCATTGGCTATTACAAGCTGGTGACAATCGTAACCACTGGGGCTGTTACTAACAATTCGCACTATTATCCCGCGAAAATCTCCGCTCCGTGAGTGAAATCCGCAACGCCATTACTGCCGCGATTGCTGACCGCGAAAGCGTGTTCAGCGACGCGGTGGTAAATGTGCGGACGGCGCGGACGTTCTTCGCAGAGATTCAGCCGATCAAAGACATTGAATTAAATGCCGCCTTCGGGCGGGACGCGCGTGAGTCGGTCACATTCCATGTGCGCGACAGGGCAGCGGCTGCAGAGTTGGTTTTAAACGACACCGTGACGGCATTGGGCGCGACATACAAGATTTTGCGCCGGTCAGACAATCCAATCAGCATCCAAGTTGAATTTGGGGCGATGAAAGTAACAGCGAAAGACACATGAAACAATCTTGCCAGCCCTCGACAATGGTTAGCGAGGTGAACCGAATCCTACTCGGAGTCGCGCTAACCTTCTCGCTTTATGCAAACGCCGCGACGGTGATTTGCACTAATCTGGTTGACTCGCTTGGTGTTTCGGCTGGCACAACGCGCGTTACATTCACGCCGCAGCCGGTTAATGGTCGTTTAATCCCGCAGCAATACAGCAATCAAACGGTTTTGCCAAAGGTTGTCGGCGCGAATTGCGACACGAACAGCGCATTTTCAGCGACCATCATTGCGGGCGGCTATTACTCCATTTCTTTCCTTCCGTTCAACGTGAACACGCCGCCAGTCACGGGGCTTGTGCCGTCCAACACGAACGCGACTTACACGCTGAATCAGGTCATCGGCTTTGCGACTAATCAAAATTCATTTGGGACGCTGAATATTTGGGGGCCGTTCGCCGCTGGAACTAATGTCGCTTTTCGCACGAATAGCGGGCTGACTTACATTGACGCGGTCGGCGGCGGCGGGGGCGGCTCTGGCTGGATTCCGTCTTCGCTTCAATCAAACAACATCAATGGCGCACTGACCAATTCCGCAACTGGCAATCATGCGTTTTCACCCGGCGGTTTTGGCTCGGCGGATGGATTTGCGAGCGTTGCGATTGGATATAATTCCACCGCCGCGAATCAAGCAGGTATCGCACTTGGTCAAGCCGCGTCTGTTTCAGGAGATTTCGGCATAGCCTTGGGAGTCAACGCCAGCGCCACTGGGCAAAATTCCATCGCGCTCGGTCAAAACGTGACCGCCAGCGATGACAACACCATCATTATCGGCAAGGGCGTCGGCAAAGTTGGGATTGGCATGGAACATCCCGCTTATTATCTGGACGTGGACGGGGACATCCACACCACCGGCACGGTTCGCGGCGACAACGGCGGCGTTTTCAAGAACACGCTCACATTAAATGG